TGACAGGGTAGAGGAGATTGTAGGTGTGTCACCACACAAGGATGCAATCAGCAGGAGCACTCCTAGAATAGGCATTGACGCTGATAACATGGAGGGACTTGAGAAGGACCACATCGCTATCAACACCGAAGCACACAGCCTGCACACTGACAGAGGGGTTGGACAGAGGACGGTGCTTCACGGTGCTCTAATAGCAAACAGCCAATCACTAGGTGACTTGGACCTAACCTCACCGGTGTTCAACAGTAACATAAACAACGTGCTCAGGTTCAGCCATACCAGCAACGTCAACCCATTGGGTGGTAGTTACGTGTTGGAGACCAAGAGTTACGGCTCTTTCTTCGATGACACAGGGTGGGGGTTAGATAGCCTATCTGGTGGTGCAAAGACCACGAACCCGTATCAGAGTACGGAGTTCAGCAGGAACACTGTGAAGAACAACCAGAAGGACCAGAGCGTGAAGTGGTTGCTACGACCCGTCCGTGTGTTAGACAAGCAGCATGTGGAGATGTTCAGACCAGTACCATCCGTGGCAGGCAACACACCACAACCCTCATCCAACTTCTTCAGGGCATCCGCTGGTGGTAAGTACGGTCTGTTCACATATGAGACACCCACACCTAGAGTGGCGACAGGCAACTTCCCAAGAAGCGCAGCACCAGATGCCAACGGACCATACGTACCTGTGGTGTACATCAGCAACAGCAGCGCCAGCACACCCACATCCAAAGGTCCTAAGATACTGGGAACAGAGGCTACAGGTTTCGACAAGACCACAATCACAAGCCCAGTGACTAGGATGATAATGAGCGAGAACACCCTACAGCACTACAGAGCAGATGCATCTAGAAGAAGGCAGATAGATGAATCCAACCAGATAGTGAGAAGACTGGACTACAGCGTCAAACCTAGATTCAGCCAGTCTCTACACCCTAAGGGGCACAAAGGTGATGTGTCTTTCAACGTGAGTGACCACAGTGGTGATGCAGCATGACCAAACTACTAGCGAGCACAGGTAAGTTCACTGACACAGTGAACGAGGCGATGAAACATGTCAGGAAACCAGTGTTCGTAGACAATGCGGTGCACCACGCTCTAGTTGAATCACAAGCAGATTACAAACACAAGGTGACCATAGAGAACAGGAACAACGCTACATACAACGTATTCAGCGAGAAGAGGTACGAGTTGGTTGAGGGTGAAGCATCAGTGCAACTCTCACATGTTAGTGTGCCCGGACATACCAGCACATCAGCACCATTCTATGAGAGTGGTGTGATATCAACCACCTCGACCCTACCTACGTTGATGTACAACGGTGAAGATACATCTGACAGACTCACCTTATCTACAGCAGAATCATCTAACCAAGGAGTCAGAATCAACTTGAAGAACATGAAGGGAAGAAGCCTCAAAGACATAGGCTTCCAAGGTGGAACAGTTCACCTAGGAGACCCTATTGATGTTGGTTTAAGAACCAGCGATTTGGCAATGAAACTGGGAACAGATATAGCATCCACTCTAACGTCTGTGCAGATAGGCTCGTTGAGACACGCAGCCAACACTAACAGCGCTAGGAGAAAGCACACCAGCAAGTTCCTAGCAGAAGACTTCTACAATGTGACTCTCATATCAGCGTTGAAGTTCACCTCACGTCATGATGGCAACATCATTCACTTCGACAGATTCGCCAATCTGATGTACACACCATTCACATTCACGACAGCCACTAGATTCCTTGATGAGACTCTAAGACAAGGTAACGAAGAAACCAACCCGTCCTCGCACAACGAGAACAGAATATCAATACAAGGTGTGCCCTTAGCAAAGAACGAGAGCGCATCAGTCATAGTTGATGATGCTGAGAGACAACAGGGCAAGTTCGACACTGATGTGCAGGAGACAGTCACACCAATCTTCGATGCAACAGTGAAGACCAACGCTGCTGCTAAGAAAGTCGCTAGACAGATATTGAAGGCCAACTCCCTAGAGCAAGGCTCATTGAGAAGCAGCGGTCACCCAGACGCTTGGGACTTGAGACCCGGAAAGGTCGTATCCTACAAGGGGGAGAAGAAACTAATCACAGAGTCCAGACACACCCTGTCATCCAGACTATCAGACATGAACTTCATATCAGTGCAGACTGGTATAGAAGGTGTATTACAAGGTATCAGTGAGGGTATGGTATCATCATCTTCGGGTGACAACCCGGATACGATAAGCCAACAGGTCGAGAGAAATCTATCTCTGTTCTCATCATTTGAAATATCCACTATTCCCATAATAACCGTAAGAGTTGTAGAAAGCCTCAATTCCAAGTTTGCAATCGGCAAGGCTGCTGGGAGGGCCACTATAGGGAAAGCAGGGACTACTAAGGTGATTGGAATGTCTAAGTTTAGCGAAGTGAGCGTAAGAGGTGGAGAGTAATGCCAGCAAGTGATTACATGAAGAGATTGATGCTAGATACGATAGCGTCTAACATCAATGAGATGATACTAGGATTCGACGGCACACCTGCAACAGCGTCAGACGGTGCTGCTGGAAGACCGGCTGTCACAATCACACCAACGGTGACTGTGATAGATGACTCCACTTTGATGGTCGAGGGTACTCTCGGAACGGAACATTCTTTCTCCGAACCCCTCAAGGAGGTATTCATACAGTTGAGGGGCACGAGCGATTTTGTTCCTGTCTCACGACATGTGATAAGCCCGGTGACCAAGACGAGTGGAAATGAAGTGAAGATTCAATTATTGATAGAGGTGAGGTAATGGGAACGACAGGCAATCCACTTTCAGGACATACAGCGGCTAACTACAACACGTCATTGAGTGCAAGTCTAGGAAGAGCAGTTGATGGTCTGAGAGATGGCGACCAGATACTATCAGCATCATTCACCAACATATTGGAGGGCGTACACGGCAATGGGATACTCATGCTTGAGGGAGGTGCAGTCAGCGGCACTAACAGAAACAACCCGGACTTCCTGCCCGGAGCAGTGACGAAGCACGACACCAACGCACATCAAATCAAGATACAAGGTGGATATGTGATACTAGATGGGGCTATGTACGAGTTCGCTGATGGTTACGACACTGATGGAACTCCAGATGACATCACGATAGACTTGACTTCTGGTAGTACCAACAAAACAGGAACTACCAATACCCTGACCAATGGCAAGGAGTGCTTGTTCACCATATTCGTGAACGCCAATGACTCTAGTAGCACCAAGCACATCAGATTTCAACAGAGCAGTCTAGTCGATACTGGGACTGGTGTGTACCCCTCGTCACCCAACACCTATCTCATAGATGACGGTACTAACACATCGGTCAAGGATACTGTAGTCCTAGCAACTGTGAGAGCCATATTCGAGACAGGTACGGTCGCTGCTGCTAATACCTTAGCCATAAGAATCACAGAGATAAACGACAAGCGGGTCTTTCTCAAACCATCACCGATGTTCATTACTCCTCTTACTAAGGGCATACCGAAGAACAAGGACTCTGCCAACTCAATCAACAGCCACACTGACCTAGATGCACTACACACAGAGGGTGGTGACTTCTCCAACTCACCATTCGGTGCGATATGGATGTCACACTCCACAGACAAGGTGACCGGTGGTGGAACTAGACTGGGAGACGTAGGAGATGACGTGCTCTTCTTCGCATCACATGAGTCAGACGGCACAGCAAAGACACTGAGGCTCGCTCCTGACAGGATATACACAGGCACGCCCTCTGGTGTCAATCACTTCACGCACGACGGTCCTAACATCTTCATCATCGCACCAAGCGCCTCTGGGTGCACACTCAACCCAGACAACACCAGCAATGAGTTCGCACCCGGTTCGATAGTGTACATCAGGAACACCAACGCATCAAGCGGTCACCCAGTCAACTTCGACACAATTGGTGGCAGTGCTTTGAATTACCAAATCACTGGTGGGCAAAGTGCCATCATCATTCGTAACAACAGCAGCAGCAACCCCAAGTGGTCCGTTCTCATCAACGCATCAACCAGCGGCACTGGTGCTGTCAGTGCCTTGAACGACGCAAGTGTGAACGAGTTGGTGACGGTTGGTAGTACTACAACAGAATTAGATGCACAGTCTCTCCTCACTTTCGCTAGTAATACTCTCAACGTTGGTGTTTCTGGCAACGGTGCTGACCTACTGCTGCACTCAGCCACAGCCAATAACGTCGGCGCTAAGTGGACACATGACGACGCTACCAACGGCTCACTGGTACTAGGGGCGAATGACTACGGAATAGACTTCAAGGCATTCGGGGATACCGCTTCCAAGTTCATACACTGGGATGCATCCACTGACACCTTCTTCGTGACATCGAACTTGGACATAGACGGTCCTGTGAATGTAGGTGTGGATGACACTGGCTACGATGTCAAGTTCTTCGGTGCTACTGCTGGCTCTTACATGCTATGGGATGAGAGTCAGGATGACCTCATACTGGGCGGCGCTGCTTCTCTTGGTATTAATGAAATATCACCTCAGTCTCCCTTGCATATATCTGGAAACGGTCCTGCAATCACACTCCAGAATACCGTTGATGAGCACACCGATGGTGTTGCTGAAAGTAACATCTTCTTCGCTGACCATGCAGACGCACATTTAGCCAAAATACAGGGCAGTCATCATGGCACTAACGACGACACCAAGGGCAAACTCATCCTGAGCACCCACAACGGCACATCGCTGACCACGGCCCTCACTATAGATTCAGCACAGAAGACCACGCTTGCCGGTGAGGTGGTTGTCACAGGTAACCTCACGGTGAACGGCACTACCACTACAGTCAACAGCACCACGCTGACTACAGACGACGTTATACTCACACTGGGTGGTGACACTGCTCCCACTAGCAATGACAACCTCGACAAGGGAATCTTGTTCAGGTACTATGATTCACAAGCCAGACTCGGCTTCTTCGGGTACGACGAGGATGCTGGCAATTTCGCCTTCTTTACTGACGCAACTGACAATACAAACACAATATCTGGTACAATAGCCACGATAAGCGCCAACCTCACTGGCAACATGTCAGGTGGAACTGTATCCGCTACCACGATAGTAGGTACAGGTGATTTGACGATAGACACCAACACATTGTTTGTGGATGTAAGTGAGGATAAGGTGGGCATCAATCAAGCGACACCACTCACCCAACTACAGATAGACAAGGTGGGTGTTGAGAGCGTCACACTCACAGGCTCAACTACATCCAATGCAGTACACACGCTCTTCACGAGAACCCAGTTCAGAGGCTGCAAACTATTCATATCCACGAAGACGACAGACGATGACACTGCCTTCGAGTTCACAGAGGTGGCATTCACGCACAACGGTCAGAATGGTGGTGCAGTGTACAGGACTGCATATGCCACTGTGAATCACGGTGCTGATGTCGTCGGCACACATACCATAGACATAAACGGGGACAACGTGAGGCTGACTCTGAACTACAACCAGATAGGCGGAGCGAACAAGAACTTCACAACAGAGATAGCATGGATAGGAATGGCAGCATAAGGGGGTAAATGAATGACAGAGAAGGATTTTCGTGTAAGGAAGGGATTGGTAGTCGATGGTACGGCAGGTAACAATACTAGCGTTGCTGTGACGACAGGGAACGTGGTAGTAGCGGCTGGAACGATAGGGCTGACCGACGGTTTGCTCCTGAGCACAGTGTCAGGTACACCCAACGTATCCAAGATATCATCCCAACCCACTGACGGCAACATCAAGATTGCACCAAACGGCGCTGGTAAAATAGTATTCAATACCGACGACCTTGATGTCAGCGCTGATTCAATGAAAATCAGCATCAAGGACAATGTTGCTGCTGCTCTTGATATTACAGAGGCAAGTAATTCCTACCTCAAGTTCACAACCACTAACGGTAGTGACGAAGCCGATTCGGGCCTGATAACATTCGGCAAGGACAGCACCTTTGCCAGCACCAACATACACAACTTAGGTACTGTGTCTGCGGCTACGTCAATCACCTCTTCTGCATTCGTAGGGCCGTTAGACGGCATAGTCGGTGGTACTACACCTGCTGCTGGTACGTTCACCTCCGGTACGTTCACCTCCATCAACATGAGTGAGGGAAACATCACCAACGTAGGCGACTTGAACGCAGACAGCATAAGCGTCGATGATGCTGCGGTAGGATTGGATATAGTGTTTGGTGGGAACACTACATTGAACAAGATTACTCTCACAGACAGTCTAGCAGATGCTCTCAACATCACCGAGGGTTCTAACTCATACATAAAGTTCAACACTTCTGCTGAACAAATAGAGATTGGAGAAGATATACAATTCGAGGGTTCTGCCAACCACACGATATCAATAGCGCCAACCTCAGGGACTAACCAAATTGGTAAAGACCTCATCTTTGAAGCAGGTACTTCCACAGGTAACGTTCTCGGCGGAGAAATGGTTTTCAAAGTAGGAGGTGGTGGAGGAAGTTCAGGTTCAACACCCACTTCTCTCACTACTGCGCTTACATTAACTGGAGCAGGTGTGGCAACAATGCCCACTGTGAACATAGACGGAGGTAATATAGACACAACTACAATAGGTGCTTCTGGACAAGCAGCCGCAACAGTCACCATATTCAAGGCAACAAACACTGGATACATCTCCAGAGTAAATGCACTGCAAAGCACAACCAGATTCCAAGTAGATGGTTTGGATGGCGGTGCTGGTGCTGGTGTTGGTACAAGTCCCAGTGGCGGCAGCACAGCAGCATATGCTGAGGCTAGACTCTTTTCGGATTTGAGGGGAGACGATTTCGTCAGTCAATACAACGACTACAGCGGGATGTCTGGCACTCTAATCATAGACAACGCAGATGACGTGGCTGGGGTAGGTCAAGGAATGGTCCTTACTGTAGGAGAGGGGAATAACACTGACCCCGGTGACTCTTGGGCCATAGGTCGCATGCTTAATGGTCAGAGTGACTTCACCATAGGATACTACCCAAAAGCATACGAGAGCATAGGGTACAAGAACTCATCAACCACTGCACCTAACGTCTTCAACCCGTTCGTAGCCGCACAGAGCGTCTTCAAGATTGAGAAGGGCGGTGACGTGACACTCTTGGGTAACAAGGGGGATACTGTTGACGGCTCTACGTCAGCACACATATTCAATCCCGTCCAACTGAAGTTCCAAGGGGTGGACAGTGGAGGCACTTCACGCTTCACAGGTTTCACCATTCCAGCACAACTAGCGGCATCCAACAGCATCTACACTCTACCTGATGCATATCCGTCCGGTTCTAGCAAGGTGCTGCAATCTACGACTACTGGTGCGCTCTCTTGGGTATCAGGGTCAGGTGGCAGTATATCAGCCCTGAACAACCAATCAGAGAACAGGCTAGTCACGATGGGCAGCACGACCACTGAGTTGGATGGCGAGGCCAAGGCCACTCTCGACGGGCACAAGATGCTGCTAGGCGAGCAGTCTGGCTCAGGTGAAACCACCTCAAGCGAGAGCGACCCTCACCTGCACATCGTCAGAAGGCAGAATGTAGACATAGGGTCTGGCGTTGGGAGTCAGGTTCTAGGTGCTAGGATACAAGCGATAGACGTAGCAGACGGACACAACGCAGGACACGGTGTCTCTGTCACTGGTCTCAACATATCAGCGTTGCAGACCAATACCGCTGGAGGGACTTCAGCCACATCCAAGGCCCTTCAACTATCAGCGAGCGGCTCTACGAATAACTATGCTATATACTCGTCTGCTGGTGATGCTTACTTCCAGTCCTCTGTGGATAACACTCCACCTCAACTGACTCTTGCTCACATCTTCAACGACACAAGCGGTCCTGTGATGAACTTCCTACTGGACAAGGGTACGGCAGGTGCTACTGACGATGTGCTCGGTCAGATACTCTTCAAGGGAGATGATGCCGACCAGAACACCACGATATATGCTGCTATCAAGGCTGATGTGGCAAGTGCCACTGCCGATAGTGAAGAAGGAAGACTCACATTCCAGATGGCACAGCAGTCAGATGGCAGCCTCATCGACGTGATGGTCATAGATGGTGGTGACCTAGCAGACGGCACTCATTCCAAGGTGGTAATCAAGGGAGACTTGCAGGTCGATGGTGATACCACCACGGTGAACACAGCCGTCTTGGAAGTAGAGGACCTCAATATCACCGTAGCGAAGAATGCGGCTGATGCTGCTGCTGCTAACGGTGCTGGGCTGACAGTAGCCGGTGCTAGCGCCACGCTTATCTATGCCAGTTCAGGAGATAGATGGAACTTCAACAAGGACCTGAGCGTAGCAGGTACGCTCTCGGCTGACACGTCATTTACTCTAGATAGCACTACGATATCGACTGCTGAGATAGCAGTGCTAGATGGCATTTCTTTAGATGCTGGTAATACTCCTGATGGGTCAGTCACTGCTGACAAGGTTCTAGCGGTTGACGCTAACAAGGACCTCAACGACTCATCCAACCACCTCAGAGACGTGAAGATGAGAAACCTCAATTCTACTGGCTCTGTCACATCCACCCAGTTATCTACTGAATACGGTGATATCAAGACTTTCCAAAGAGCATCAGGGGGCATAGCACAGAACACCGCTGTGACTCTTTTCTCAATAGACAGCACAGCACATAGAGGCGCTGAGGTCTTGACTACTGTGTACAACACCACAGAGAACACAACAGACTTGTTCAAGACGGTGATAATGTGGGATGGGCATGACACTACCCTCAATAACTTAAGTGCAGCATGCCACTACACCAACTACGCAGTGCTCTCCTCAGGTGATGTGACAAGTGGGGAAATAAGCGCTGAGAAGAACTCGGCTAACATAGATATTCAGTTCACAACTAAAAACTCAATAGGCACTGACACCTACGTTATACGGGGTCAGGTAACACTCTTAGATATATGATGGAAAGTGAAATCATGGTGAGGAAATGGCAGAGAAAACATTCAGGGTAAAGAAAGGACTAGACGTAGAAGGACCGAATAAGGATTCTTCTATCATAGATGGTGTACTCACTCTCGGCACTATCGGCAACATCAGTGGTGCATCGAGTTCCATTCTATCAATCAACTCACTTGGCTCTGTCAACATCAATCTCGATACCAACACCAACGACACCAACAGCGTCTTCAAGATAAGGGAAGACGGGACAGACTTTTTTGTCATGGACAACGATGGTAATGTCGGTATAGGAACTGCAAGTCCTGATTCATTGCTTCATGTTAAGGGCACTGATGCTATTCTAACTGTTGAAGATGACTCAATAGGAGTTTCCGCACTTAGCGGCAGTATGGCTGGAATAGATTTGATTTCATTCGGTATGAACAGTAGTAGTTCTAAGTATGGAACTGCGCTCAAGTTCCTATCCTCAGACCCTCAACTAACGACAGAGAATCCTAAGTTGTTAGCGGCTATTGTCCCAAGAGCAACAGAAACTTATTCCGCCGATACAGATGGTGGGATGGCGTTAGATTTCGCAGTCACAGACGATAACCCCGGAACAACCAACGTTCCTTCTGTTGCCATGACGGTAGACCATACAGGTAATGTCGGTATAGGCCAAGTGAGTCCATCGTACAAACTCCATGTAGTCGGCAGTGCTTACATCACTGACGACTTGAGGGTGGGCAACACTTCTCCCGGCAAGATTACCCTGAACGGGAATGATGCATTCGTGGAGGGGCAGTTCGAGGCTGCGGGTACAGCAGGTTCGTACATCTATTCACTCGCTCT